TTCGTACGTTAATCCAACACTATAAGTTGTACCAGTTATAACACCACTATGAGTTATATTTATAGTACTAGTAATATCACTAGTAACAGCCACGTCGCTACTAACCAAAGAGCAACTTACGTTGTTACCGCTTTGAGTAAAAGTGCAACCAGTACCAGAAAAATTAGTATGTGTTAAGCTATATCCAGCTAGAGGTGTTATTGTAAATACACTTGTATTAGAAACTGTTGAATTTATATTTTGAACAAATTTAACCGGATCTGATATTGTAACTTTACCAGAAATATTAGCACCAGTTGCTGTTAATGTTTTAGTGATATTAACTTGAGTTCTAGCTGTTGCTCCAGCTATAGAAGCAAAACTACCCACACCTTGAACTGAAAACTCTTTTGCATCTAAATTATCTATAGATGTAGTATCACCTGATATAAAATTACTCCACAAACCTTCTTTATCAACAAACTCTTTAACTGAGCCTGTTTGTTTTTCTGTTTTCAAAGAGTTAGCATACCAACCTGTCGTGTTTGTTGAACTAGAATAATCAGTATTGTAAGTATATGCTCTAGATGCACTTCCTTCATAGTTTAGTGTTTTAAACTGCTTTATAGAAGAAGGTACTTCATTCATTAAGACATTTACAGACGACTGATAACCAGTTCCATAAAAATTATTTCTAACAACATTGTTGTGAGAGTATAATAAACCTTGATTAAATGTATAATACAAACCATTTAGTGATGTACCAAACTCAGGTATAAAAGATCTAAATGAAGTCCACCCATCAACTCTTTCATCAAATGATATAGTATAATTATTTAATGTTATGTTATAACATTTTTTGTTTTCATCAAATGTACCTAAAAAGCTGTTAGATAGTGGTATGTTATCATTAAACCAATCTCCCATACCCTTTTCAGATATATTTGTTATACCGTCTCTAGAGAGCCTTAAAACACACGATCTAGCTTTGTCTAAAAAGTACATTCTGTACCCATACCAACATATGGCTTGTGGAAATTTACCACATCCATACTCGCCTAGGTAAGGTATAGTTTGTCCTAAAACATTATTACTAGCTGTTAACTGAGGATTTCCATCAGCATTATATAAAGCATCTTTATTTGCTAATATCCTTAAAACTTTATCCTCGCAAAATGTAACTAAATCTGTGTCTCTAGCTACCAATCTCTGTATACTACCGTATTCAGGATTTAATTCTTTAGTTATTGCTTCAGCTTGTATAAATTGATTTAAATCATTTACGCCACTTATGGAGTTTATGATACCTGAAAATATTAAACCACTTTTTTTGTGATCACTTTTATATCTTGTATCTATTGTAGAAGAAACAATAGGTCCTTTATCTATATAAATAGCATTAAAATCATCTTGTATTCTATTTGATTCTACACCTGTTCCAAATGAGTAGCAATTAAACCAGTCGATATTATTATCAAATCCATGCACCTTATTGCTTCTGGATAATGTTATACTAGTAGTGCTATTGGTGCCAGTAGCTACTACGTCTTGATAGTATAACTCATCGCTAGACCATATTCTATATGTATGACCTGTATTTATAGTACTTGGTATGTTTCCACTCCAATATATAACTGTTGATTTAATACCATCTGTACTAGTTGAATTACCTATACCAGTTATTACTTCTTTTGTTGAATACTGTGTATTTTGAATTTTCATCCCTGGTTTAACTATAAACAACGGATCAGAAACTTCATAATATAAATCTAAATCAACAGAAGTTGTAGGTTCTGTTTCAAATATAGCTGGATTTTCAGATATTAAGTTATCGTTTTCATAATCTATTTGTTTTTGTACTATACTAATATCTGTTATTATTCCAGTAGATCCTGTACCATTAATAACAAAATCATCTTGATAACCTCCTCCATCTAATACACTTTTTATACCTATAGTATATCTTCTTCTTTTACCAGATGTTTTCTTTTTCTTAGAAGTGTCACTACTTCTGAAATCAGCTGAAACATCTTTACTTGTTATTTCATATATACCACCGGTAAAACCATCAGCATTCGAGAACTGTATGTATGTACCTACTTTTTCTATCTTAGATAAAAAACTATTTATTTTATCTTCATCTTTATAGTGTTCCAGCGAAGCTTCACCAGTATCTACACCAGATAGTATTATAGAAAAACTTTTATTCTCTGAGGTTGGATGTCCATTATCTAGTATTCTAAGATCATTATAATCTCCATTAGCTTCTGATTTAGTATCAGTCCAAGACAAGCCACTTACATCTTTGTTTTCAACAGTAAAGTCACTACTAGAATCTATTGATATTGATTTTTTTTCAGTAGAAGTGTATTTAGATTCATTTAAAGTGAATGAGTTAATAACATTGTCATCTAGTACTTTATCTCTGTTTATCTTAACAAAAAATCTACCAGAAAATTCTGGTTTATAAGATGTATACTCTTGATATATGTTTATTTTAAAAACACTATTTGCTGAAAAAACAGATGAACCTAGTATGTTTGATTCTTTAGATTCAAAACCTTCTTCTAAATTTACCTCATAAACAGTGGTAATTCCACTACCATTTGATTCCCCGTTTATTCCACCACTGACTATTTTATATTTATCAGTGGTTCCAATTTCATCTCCATTGCTATCATAACTTGTTACAGATAAGTATCCAATAGAATTAAATGATCTTGCAAATTCAGGGTTTTCAACGTCTGTTGGTCCTCTAAATTTAAAGAAAGAAGAATTAACACTAGGCTTGTCACTTATTGGATCAAGTATTTTTGTTTTGTAGCTAGACATTAATCTAACCTCTTTAGTTAAAGATTCTGGTGCCTCATTCTTAATATCTAATATTCTGTATTTAGCACTTTCTTTTACAAAATCATTTGAGTCATGTTTCTTTTTTAAAGTTATATACCTTTCTTCTGATATCTTATTTCTTTCTGAAGAAGGAAACGACAGCCAAACACTACTATCTTCTGCTAAATAAAACCTATCTAATGCTAGATTATAATATTCATTAGATGTTTCTTTTAGAAAGTACTTGTAATGAGTTGCCCAGTCAGGCGGAACTGTGTTTATTGTAGCCGAAATACTAGTTTTTAATTCTGCATAAGATTTGTCTAAATCTATTGAAGACTTTTTACTAGAAAAAACTGGTGTTTCTCTTTGAAAATAATCAGAGTAAACTACACCTAACTGATAAGTTCTTTCTGATTTTAATGACTTTTCACCAGTACCTATACTTGATACTGATTCTGTTTTTATTGTTGTAGATATTTCAGGTATGTTTATATCTTCAATATTATATCCTTGAACATAGTTAGCATAAACTAATCTATTACCTATAGTTTCTTGAGCTTTTGCTTTAAGCGGAACATTATCCCATGGTCTTAGTAGTTGATTTGATGGTATAACTAAACCTAGTGTTTCTGACTCTACAGTGTAGCTAGTTGAAGAATCAGCTATAGTATGCGTTAAGTATATAGAATTACTATTTGATTCTTTAAGTAATACTTCTACCTTATCTACATCAAAAGGTTTAGTAAATCCACCAACAACAATTGATCTAACAGTATTTAACATACCACTATTATAACCATCGTCTGATTTATACGAAAAAGTTCCAGGTAAAAAAGCTACACTTGAGAATGGTGAAAACGTAGAATATTCACCATCATTGTATTTCCATCTATAAGCAAATCTTACTAACTTTTTTTCAAATAAAGCTTTACCTTCATTTAAATCAGCACTGTATTGTAACGTACCTATTGGTAATGAACTGGATTTATTCAACAAAACAGCCCTAACTCTATTTCCATTATTTAATAATTCTATTATTTTTATAGATACATCATATGTAGTAGTTGTCTTATCAAGATTTTCCTGGGTTGTTACTAGTGATATAACATCATCTTTTAAATATACTGGGGTAGGTGAAAAATCTATTGAAAATTCTGCACCCACAGCTTTACTTTGAAAATCAAATGAAGAAAAAGTATCACCGCCAGCTATAGTACCTATCCCATTTCTTTTAGAAGAGCTTAGTACTAATGTTGGAGCATTTCTAGGACCTAACTTTATTGTTGTTATGTTTTCATTTTTAAATGAACTAGCAGCACTCCTTTGAGTTGAGTTCATTACAGTTCCATTATATGTGGTTTGAGTATCAAAGTCAATGGAACCTGACTTAAACTTCTCTATATTAATCTTCTTAGGATCAGTTTGGTTATCTGTCCAAGCTAGAAGACCTTCTATTACATTTATACCTGTTATAGGATAATCTGCACTAAAATTAATTATGTTTAACTTATCTACTAGAACTGGTAAAACTTCTTTAGTTACATCATCGTATTCTGCTATACAGCTAACACCTGTCGCAGCAATCATCCAATATATCTTATTGTTCTCGTTGTCTACAACATGACCGATACATTTAGCATTAGTTAATTCAGATATAAAGTTAGCACTCCAGTTGGATACAGTGTTTGTACCAACGTTTAACTTTTTACCATTAATCAAAGTATTACCTAAGCTGTTTTGAATAGAACCTATATCAGAACCTTCTGAAGTTATTATCTCTATGTTCTGAGCATCTCTATATTCACCATTAGGCACTAATCTTTCGTCTAGATCTTTATTCATTCGACCTGCACGAAAATGATGTTTTATTTCTGGCATTTGTTAGTGTTTAATTTGCTTAGATTTATTTCTCATTATTTGTGTAAGTTCCTCAGGTTTGAGGTTGGATAGTCTTAGCTTTGCTTTTCTTATTTCAGCAAATCTTTCCTTCTTAAATCTATTAACTACATACTCGGGGATTTGAGATTTACTAGCTAATATAGCGTGAGCCATGTATTTATACATTGCTTCCTCAGCAAACTTGTGTACAACCATTTCAGAATCAGTACCTAACCCGTCACTTATATACTTTAATGTTACTATTTTACTAGAAATATCAGAACTAAAATATATAACACCTTTTAAGTTATCAATAAAGAATGAACCATTTGTTTGTGCGTGTTCAGGTGTTATACCAAACCTTTTACCAGGTACATGTAGATCATCATACTCTGAGCTTTTAGTATCATTGCTATCTGTTGTAAAGTTAGAAGATCCAGAGTAAGAGTCCCAAGTTGTTGAATTATAACTAGACTGAAGCTTTCCATCACCATCAAACAAATACTTATATTCAGAGTCTTGAAGTATACCTAATGGGTTGCTTGTGTTTCTAGTAGGATATATTATTCTTTCAATACCCGAGTCATCTTTCCAAGATATTTTAACGTAGTTAACATAATCTTGAGGTAGTACCATATTAAGTGATGGTGGTATTTCTATTTCTTGAGCTTTAAATGATTTAATAGTATCATAGTTTAGCTCTTGTATACCTCGCTGTGCGTGAAATGCAACATCTGACTTTTTTGCTTTTGTAATAATCTTATCATCACCAACATAAGATACCATAAAGTTATCTATCATATCTTTTATAGAAACAAACTGATAACCTCCATACTGCTCGTTACCAGCTACTTGCCTTACTATTATTTTAAGGTTTGTTTTCGGAGAACCATCAGATTCTTGAATAGCTAAATTAACACTTGAATTAGTAAATGTTATATTTGGGCTACTATAAGTATAGTTAGCATTATCTACTGATGTGTCGTTAATAAAAATTTCAAAATCAGTTTCAGCAGATGGTAATGGATTTATACTGTTAGTAGATATAGCGAATACCTTTGTTGATCCATCACCTAAAAAGGTTTGTGCTTGGTTGTAGTAAGATTCTTGAGTTGTTGTTCCTAGTAGTCCCATTTATTATGCTTTTTCTTGTTGTACTTTTTTGATTTCTTCTTGAGACGATACCTGATATAATTGAGGATCTTCAAGTAGTATACCAGCTAAAGCTAATATTTTTATAACTAAATTAGTTTCTTCTGAATCATGCAACTCAAAGTCAACAGCATTAGAACTATTATATAAAGAGATATCGTTAACAACTGTATAAGCCCAGTTAACTAATGCCGGTTTTTTTATGTAATTATAACTAACTCCCGATGTGATAGTAGTTGGATGTAGTTCTATTTTATCTCCAGAATCAGTTTTCTCTATGAAAACAGGTCTAGTAGCTGTGGGTTTTGCTAACGGAGATGCTTGATACTTTATCAAGTCTTTCTTTGATAGTTTTTCAACTAAATAATCTACACCAGAAGCAGTGTAATAAACATCACCTAGTCTATATAGAGATGTATTTAATGTAAAAACGTTTGATGCAGTTGCTATAGGCGCTTGCTTAAACAATTCAAATATAGACATCTTTTCTTTAATCAAATCAACAGAGCTTGAGTACTCATCTTGAGTTGATGGTATTCTAGCAAATTGATTTAAATCATAAAAGTATTGGTTAAAAATATCTAACTGAGCTTGATTAGCAAAAAGATTAAACTCCAACGGAGTTATATAACCTCTTTTTTCTTTGTTAGAAATACCTAAAACTCTTTGATAGACAGTATCTATATTTATTGCCATAATTTTTTATTTTGTATTAGTTAGGCCACCATTATAGATGACCTAACCTATACATGGATGTTACTCCTTTAATCGTTTCTCAATATTAGAGTATATTTCCATACCCTCATCTGTCTTGAAGAAAGCAGCTAATGCATTATATGGATGTTCATCAAAAGGAACAGTCATAACTTTTCTTCCATTACTACCCCACACAAAGTTTCTTTGATCATTGGATAGCTTTAAAATACCTGCTTCAGAAGCCTTAATACCAAAGTTTCTTAATTGAACATTGTCATCAGAGACTAATTCTAAGAACATATCTGGGTTAGACTTAGCAAATAATAGTAAATCTCTTCTAAGCTCCTTAGAACTCATCTTATTCACTTCAGATCCAATCTCTACACGCATAACGGCTTCAGCTATGTCTATGTCTAGATTTTTAGCAGCATTTAAAGCTTCTATTTGAAGTTCTAAATCTACAAGTTCATCTTTAGCTATTTCAACTGGGTTGTACTCTTCGTAAGCACTATTAAGTTTAGGGTGATATAACGATAGTAATTTTTGTAAAACTGTTTTCTCTCTTTTTACAAAGAAAGATCCATTTTCAAAAACTATTCTACCTAGTATTTGATCACCTTTCATCTCATCTACAAAAACTGTTCTTTGATTTGTAGTATATTTTAATTCTCTCTCATAACCTTTTTCTTCATCAAACCAGTATATATTACTAGATTTCATTGAATATGTAAGAGGTGATACACCATCTTTTAAGATGTACATTCTGTCTTTTATAACCCAATCATCTTTCTTTTTAGACACTGGTGTTTCTATTTTTTTGTTAAATACTGGTTCTTCAACAGTATCAACTGTATTTTGTTTTTTAGCCATAATATAATATAATATAATAAGTGTAAAAATTACCCTCATCCATTGGACAAGGGTAATTATTAAATAAATGTATTAACCTTGAATCATCATGAAGTTATTAGCTCCTTGAGTAACTAAACATCTTTCAGATAAGTAATGTACTTCCATTACATCTTTTCCAGAAGTTGTTGCTCCAACAGAACCAGTAACCCAAGTTTTCATCTTACGATCATCAGTTTCAGAAGATCTGTAACGAACGTGCAAGAAAGGACGTTTTAGGTTCTTTCCTAGTTGCTCATCATAAACAGTTGAAACTCCAGCGGGTACAATAACTCCACGCACACCAGCTGTTCCAGCGTTAGCGTTGATAAATCCTCTTGTTCCTTGATCATTCAAATATTTCCAATCAGACTTGTAGAAATCATAAGATCCTCTACGGAAACCTGAGAAACCAAGATTTAAAGCCATATCCTCGCTATTACTAAATACTCCAAAAGAACTACCAGCAGCATAAGCGCTGTTAATGCTTCCTAGCATGTCATCAATCTTAAGAGCTGTAGCTCTATCCAAAAACATCATGTTCTCTTCAATAGCGCCATTCTTATCAAAAGTTGCTAAAATAGAATCAAACTCAGTAAAGTTAGTTGCAGGTGTAGCAGAATCAAGACCGTCAGTTATGTGACCTCTTTTTGCAATAGCATCAAATAATCCTTGAGTTCCACTAGCACCAGCAGCATTTCCACCATTAGGTAGACCGTCTGCAGCAGCGGCAAGCTCTAACTCAGATTCCATCATTGACATCTCTAAGTAATCAGCAAACCTTGCTCTAGTATCACCTTCAGCTTTTAAATACCAAAGATAACCGCTTTGTCCTTCTTCTCCAGAAACTTCAACCCATCCAATAGCAGATGTGTCTGATCCAGAAACCTCATAGAAATCCTTTAAGATAATATGCTTGTTTGTAAAGGACTTGAAACTAGGTGAGTTAGCCTCTGTTCTTCCATCAACACCTTTTGCAAATTCAGATCCATATACTAATATGTGATAACCAAAATCACCTTTGCCATCAGCAAAGCCAGCTGCTCCAAAATCAGCATGAGTATAAGGTAGTACAGTTACAGTAGTATTGTCAGCTGCTTTTTCAGAAACATAACCTTTTATAACCTTATTAGTTGAATCTTCAGATATAATTAATGTATCACCTACTCTAATACCGTGAGCAGCTGTTAAAGCGTTTCCATCTGAGTCTTTTTGAATAGTAAAAACGTTTGTAGAAACATCTTCACAAGCAGCTTGGTAAGCTAGGTGTAATCTACCCTGCTCTGACCAAACCACTGAATCAGATTGAGAAGCTTCTTCAGCTCCAATTTGCGATAAGAAACCTGAAATTGTCCTATTTCCATAAATTTCAGCTTCTTTTTCCATTAGGTCCGGCAGATACTGCTGAGCCCAGTCATTAGCTCCTGACGTAAAGTCAAGATAATTTGTTGATAACGTTTGTTTCCTTGGTGCCGCATCAATCGCTAATGGTGCGGCACTAGAATCACTTACTCCTGTTATTGCCATAATTGTGTTATTTTATTTTTTAATTTTAAATTTTAATTTAGAAGAATCATCACCTAGTACTTTAAACTTAAATCCACTAGAATCACTAGAACCAGCTAGACCTTGTCTTGGGTTCATATCGATATTCTTTGACTTAGCAATGCTTTGTTTTAAAGCATCAGCCTTACCTTGTTCGTAGAAATGAGTTGCGATAGCATCTGGATTCATTGCGGTAAACATAGACTTGTGATAACCCTTAGCATCTGACATTTGGTTCTTTTCATTTAGAAACTTTCCAATAAAATTACTAATGTCGCTTTGGTCTGCCTTAACCTTACCAGCATCTTTTACATTAAATCTATATCTTTTTTCACCAACGTTATATTCAAAACCTTTGAATTTGTCGGAAAAAACCTCATTGGTTTTTTTATGAAATACAGACTTCTGTTCTTCAGCTAACTTCGTAGTTTGTTCAGATTCCTTATTGTAACGATTGAAGAAATCAATAGCCTTTTGCTGTTCAGGAGCTAACTTAGATCCCATCTTGATTTCTTCATAATATTTAGACTTTAAGCCGTCTAAGTGGCTTTTTGCATTTACAACTTGCTCTTTAAGAGCTAGCTTTTTTCTTTTTATATCTCTTTCATCATCAACATCTTCGTCCCATAAAAAAGAATCTTCCATCATAAAATCTATTTCATCATCGCTTAAATGAGGTTTTGTAGATTTGTAGTATTCTTTTAATAGTTGGGCATCTGTGTGAGATGAATAATCTTGATTTAGTCTAACATAATCTTCTAGACTTCCTCCAGTATCTTTCATAAAATCAACTACACTTTGAATGTTTTCAGGTAGATCAATTCCAGTTTGTTTTTGTTCTTCTACAGCTTCATTAACCTCATCGGTTAGCTCATCTGCTTTATCTTGAATTTCCTCGTCTGTTATCTCCTCGAGAACGCTGTCTTGCTCATCCTTGGAAACTTGTTCTTTATTTTCTTCTGAGGCTTGACTTGTGGCATCTTCTTTTCCCAACTCTTCAATTGGGGCTGATGATCCATCGGGTGTTTTTGGCTTTTCTGTTGCATTTTCTTCTTTTTGCTCTTCTTTAGTAATCACATCTTCTTGAGATTTCTTAATCTCCCTAAGATCTATTTTAATAGTTTCTTCTTTTTGTTTTTTTAAAGAAGGTTTAATTTTAATTTTATTTTCAATAGGTGTTTCAGCTTTTTCGCTAACTACCTCTTGGTTTTTGATTTCAGTTGTAGTCTCTACAACCTCTTCTAATTGTTTTTTCTTGGCCATAATATAATATAATAAAAAATGTAAAAATAATTACCTTGGTTCAAACGAACCTAAATCAAAACCTCCCATGTTGTCATTACCTGCAGACTCAAAATTCTTAGGTGGTTTCTCATTTTTTCTTTGATCAATCAATTCTGATTGCTGTGATGCTTGTATTTTAGTTCTTTTGTCTTTGCGATCTTCCTTTTCTTTTTCTTTACCATTAACCGCTTGAACCTCCATTTGCTTTAATTGCATGTTCATTTGAAACTCTAACTGCATCAACTCCTTCTTGGCTTGAATTTCCATCTGCATTTTCTGCTGATCTAATTGAGCTTTCATTTGTTCTAGTTCAGCCTCCATCTTCATAGATGCTTGTTGCTTTTGAAGCTCTGACTGAGCAGCCGCTTGCTGTGTTTGAGCATTTGCTTGAGCTTGAGCTTGTATGTTTTGCTGAGCTATCTCTTGATCTTTCTGTTGTTTTTTCTTTCTTCTAAGCTTTAGTAATTGATTAGCTAGTTTAATGTTATTTATTTCTCTTAAATCTATAGCATCCTCTAAATCAATAGCTTGTTGTTGTACCGCTACTTGAATGTTATTTTCAAGCATTTGTTTTTCTTCCTCGTCTGGTTTTAATTCTATAAATATACCAAAGTCATGTATGTGTAGCTCTGACATCTCTTCTAGTGTAGCAACATTGTGAACACCTATACTTTGTATAAATGCCTCTTTAGCTGGTGAGTACTCTATTATGTCAGATATTCTAAGCATTAAACCCTCAGCTAATTCACTGGTTAAATGAACACCACTCTGTAGTATATGCCTAGTCGCTGTGTTTGAATTTGCTGCTGCTAACTTTTGAACACCAACTAATGCTTTAGGATCAGGTGTACTACCATCTCTTGCTTCGTTTAACCCAGTTACATCTCTTATCATCTGTAGATAATAATTGTAAGTTTGAATTAGTGTTTGCATCTTCTGTCCACCGCTACCACTTGATATTTCTTGAATAGGTACTTTACCTGGATTCATATCACCATCAGATGTCAGTGATCTACCTATAATACTACCAGTTTGGAAGAACATGTTAAGCGCTTCTTGTGGATTGTAGTTTGTACCGTTACCTAAATCAACTTCTGCTATACCATCAGCATCTAAGTAAACTCCATCAGGTATCATTCTTGATAAGACCTGCTGTAGTTTTAAATGTGTCAACTGAATCATGTCAGCAAAGCCAGTTATTCTACTAACTAATGATTCTATTTTACCATCATACATTCTAGGCGCAACAATACTGTAGTTCATCTTAACTTTAGTGTTATCACTTTTTGGCCTAAGCATATTCTTAGCCATCTCCCACTTTAATAGTTTATTTGTTCCAAGAACTAAAGCACCTTCGTATAAAACCTCTATAGACCTTGATACTTTCTCAAAGTTTTCATCAAGCTGTTCTGCGGGTGGATTAAATGAATCATCTTTAATTATAATCTTACTAGCACCAGATGCAGTTGTTTTTACTTTATAAACCTCATTCATATAGGTCTTATAATTAAAGTATAAAACTTCTATCTGATTTCTATCCACATAATCATCGTTAAGATGTGTTCTGTTATAGCCATTTTTCTTTGAGTGAGGTTGTTGCATTATCTCCTCTAAATCCTCAGTAGAAAGTTCTGGAAATTGTTTCTTTAACTCATTGACTGGTATTACCTTAACTTCACCTACATAATATATATCTTCAAAATAAGGTGAATCTGTATGAGAGTAAACTAAATCCGCTGGATTAACATATTCAACCTTAACTCCTTCTGACTTTGAAAAAGTGTTTTTAACTGCACCAATACCAATAACGGTTAAATCATAATTAATTCTTCTTCTAATTAAATCGTATTTGTTTTTCTCTAATAATACATTTATAGCTTGTTCTTCTGCTAATTCAACATTTTGTTTATATGTTAATTGCATGTGCAACTCTAACTCTTCTTTAGACTCTGGAAGTTCATCTTGTGGTGTTGCTGATAGATTTATATTAAAGTTTTGTCTAAAAAAATTATCAAAGTTCTTTAGACGCATATCTGTTAATATATCCTCCATATACTTAGTTCTCTTTTCTACTCCGTGAGGATCTTGAGAATAAGCTTTTATGTCAAATGTTCTTTCAGATATACCATTAACAACTATATCTACAAACTTAGGTATAATAGGTACTGGTTTCCAGTCTAAATTAAGATAAGATAAATCACCATTAATAGATAACTCATCTTTATATTTTTGTATTGACTGTTCTCCTCTAGCATATAATCTAAGTCTATGATAACTAGTTTCATTGCTTTTAAATCTATTAGTTCCAGATTCAGTATCTAACCACTCTGATTCTATTGCCTTACCTATTTTAAGACCATATTCTGAACTTGCTTTTTCTAAGTCGCTTAGGACTTGGCTAGGAAATAAATTTTTACTAATTGAATCAGCCATATTTTTACGTTATTATTCTTGATGAGCTTCCTTCGTTCTTGTACCTGGAAAAGCTAATATTTATATTTTGTTTTTCTTTTTTCACGTTAGGAGAATATAAGTGTCTATTACAAGCCATAATAGCTAAACCAGAGCTAATGGCCGCATCAAACTTTGTTCTATTGTTTATATCAAATCTAGACCAATCATTTAATGTTCTATTAAAGTAAATATCACCGTAGTTGCCATTGGGTTTTAAACCCACGTGTTCTTGTATATACATCTCAATAGCAGCTGCGTGCGCTTGCCTAATGTCTTCACTTGAGTTAGGTATTCCACCTATCTCTTTTTCTGTTGTAGATAACTTGTTCCAAGTTCTATCAGGTCTATTCATTGAATAACCCCTGTAACCTCTTCTTCTTATATAATATAAGAGTCTAGGCTTATTGTTCTCAGCTAGTATTGGCATACCATAAAAGATAAGTGCCATAAGTACATCTTCAAAGAAAGTCTCAGCTGTCTGAGGTCTAGCAATATATTCTAAGAAAAAGTGATTAGGAGGAGCATCTTCCATGGAGAACTTGGTGAGGCCATGAAGAGCTCCTTTGGAACCTAGCCCGTCGACTGTCCCCGAAATATCGTAACTGTCACATCCAAAAGCGCCTACGTGTTCATTACCTGGTGACTTAAAACCATTTCTGTCTACTACTTTATTTTGTAAGTGAACAGGTGGTACCCAGCTAACCCTGAAGCGACCTTCAGCATTTGGATAAAATATTACTTTAGAATCTTTGACTCCATTAACCCATTGAAAACTACCTGTACTAACACCTGAGGATACAGCAGAGTCTTCATTGTAATCTACTTGCTCGTATATTTTTTGTAAGTTAAATATACTATTCTTAGTTTCATCTCTAAACGCATGTTCCTCTGTTCTAGGAAACTGTCTGTAAAACTCATTTAGAGCATCACCATCTGTTT